AACACCATTGAACGGTAGCTGGTATCTGAAAAAAGAAGTGCATGAATCGGAATGTGGGTGCGGCTGTGGGTGGCGTTATAAACATAAACTTGATGACGGGATTATATATGAATGCCCACTATGTGGCGAACGTGAGGAGGTTTAAATACTTTTTATCCTTTTTAAACTTTACATACTTTGCAAACAGTGTATAATCGTGGGGGAGGTGTATTATGTTTGATAGGTTTATAAAAATGATAATAGCTATACCCTTTATTATAATTATTGTACCTGTTGCCGGGATAATAGTAACCGGTTTACAGTTACTTTTTTGGTGGGATAATTTATGAAAACAATGGAAGATTTATTAAATGAACGTAAGGCGGCGATGGTAGTAGTTGATAATATTGATAAACAAATAAACGATAAAAAGCGGCGTACTATTGTACAATGTACTGATAGTAATTATGGTAAAGGATGCGGGATGGCTTCTACTATTGCTGATCTTGTTTATATACAAACGCATTGGTATGAACGCCCTCATGGATGTATGGGCGGTGATAATTGGCATCAAGGGGATGGTGAATTTGATTGTCCACATTGCGGTAGAAGAAACCGGTTATATAACAGACCAGATATACAGGCGTTAAAGCATTTTTTCGGTGACTGTATAGATGAACATGAAAAGGATTAATTATGACAACATTACCACTTAAATACAGGCCCGGCAAATTTTCAGAAGTGGTGGGTAATGAAAGTACTATACGGTTAGTAAAAAGTAAAGTACGGTTAAAAAACCCGCCGCATATTTATTTGATTACCGGACCGTCTGGTACAGGGAAAACAACTTTAGGCAGGTTAATCGCTAAGTATGTAAAAGCCACCGGGCATAATTTCAAAGAAATGGACAATGCTACCTATAAAGGAATTGATACTGTACGCGATATCAGAAAGGTTGTAAAATTTACTCCATTGGGTGCCGGTACTAACCGAGCATGGTTAATGGATGAGTGCCATGAACTAACACCACCGGCACAGGAAGCATTATTAACATTATTTGAAGACAACTGCCCCTCCCATGCCTTTTTTATATTATGTACTACTGAACCTGAAAAGTTAAAAATTACCCTCCGCCGCCGCTGTACTCATTTAGAATTACACCCGCTTGATGATGATGCAATCGAACAGGCGTTAACCGATACAGCCGCAAAAGAAGATAAAAAAGTCCCCCGGAAAATAATTGAAGAAATAGTAGAACGTTCCATTGGATCAATGGGCATTGCTTTAAACCTGCTCGATACAATTATTGATCTTCCTTTTAAAGATATGATAGTACAAATCAAAAACAACAAGAAAACAAAAAGTGCTTCTATTGATTTGTGCCGGGCTTTAATCAATAAGGAAAAATGGAAAGTTGTTGCCGGGATTATAAAAGGCATTGACCCGGGGCAGGAAGAAACAGTACGGCGGGCTGTACTGGGTTATACTTCTAATATACTGTTAAAGAAAGACGATGCAAAAGCGTTTTTAATAATGGAGGCTTTTATAGCCCCGTTTTACGATAATCCGAAAGGACAACTAATTAAAGCGGCGTATGAATGTTTATACGCTGATTAAGGGGGTTATAATATGAAATGGATTGGGTGGGATAGATTTGATTACCATGCAGAACTTGAAATTGATGAATTTGATTTTGTAAATGAATGGCTAACACAGCCGAAACTTTTTGCAAAATATGCGGAGGCCTGTACTGAAGCAAAAGAAATAAAAGACCGTAAACATGAAGAATTAAAAGTAGCGCGATCCGAATTGATTATTGAATGCAAAACTGACAACCCTAAAGCGACTGGGCCTGAAATTGAAGCGTACTATCGCACCCATAAAAAACATAAACGGTTAAAAAAGGAATTGCTTGCTGTTGAAAAAGATCATAATCATTTATGTGATGCTGTACAGGCTTTTAAACAGCGTAAATACAGTTTAGAAGAATTACAACAGTTGTACAGGGATAAATACTATGCAGAACCATACATGAAAAAGGGGGATAATAAATTTGTTGATGAAATAATAAAAACAGAAACCAGAAAAAAAATTGCAAAAAAGATGAAAAGAAGTAAACGTACTCGTTTTAATGCAGGGGATTAACATGCCTAAATTTAGTATTAAAAAAGTACAGATTGCTACAGTTGGAAGTATTACTAAAACATTAATAATGAGGAGAATGCATCCTTGTAGTAAATACCCTGATTGTGAGCTGGCGTTTTGTAATTATGCAAAATGCCCCGGGTTTACAATTATGACGGCTGAAGAAATTATGGAAGAACTTGTGGTATTAGTAAAACACATTAACAAAGGAGATCAGTAATGGCAAGAAACAACAAACGGCAATCAATGCGCGACAAGATCAAAAAGAAAGCAAAAGAAAGCGGGTCAGGCGCTAATTGGATTAATTCTAAACTTGAATATTTCCAGCCCAAAAAAGGCAAAAGTAAATTCGACATACTGCCGTACACGGTTAGTATCAAAGATCACCCGGACATGGAAAAAGGTGATTTATGGTACAATAAAACTGTTTATGTGCATTATAATATCGGCGCGGAAGGTAATGCATACGTCTGTCCACTTAAAACCGCGAAAAAGCCCTGTCCGATCTGTGAGTACAGAAATAAATTAATGCGGGATGATGATGTTGATGAAGATGTAATCAAAGATCTGAAACCTAAACAGCGGGACGTTTTTAATGTACGGGTTAAGGGTGAAAAAGAAGTTAAACTTTTCACGACCAGCCATTACGTATTCGGAAAATTACTACTGGAAGAAATTCTGGAAAATGAAGAAGATGGGTACGATTCTTTCGCAGACATGGAAGGTGGTAAAACCTTAACTGTTAAATTCCGGGAAAAAGAAATCGGCAGTACAAAATTTCTTGAAGCTTCCAATATTGAATTCAACGACCGGAACGATCTGAAAGAAAGCATACTTAAAAAGGTCGAAGACCTTGATAAAATTATTGTGTACGAACCTTATGAAGCTATTGAAAAAGCCCTTTTTGAAACTGCTGATGAAGACGGTGCTAAAAAAGGTAAAAAAGGCAAAAAAGGCAAATCAGGTACATGTGATGAATGTGGTGAAGATATGGATGATTGTACTTGTAACGATACTGAAATTTGCGAAGAATGTGGTGAAGAACTTGAAGATTGTGAATGCGGTAGTAGCGGCGGTAGTGATGATGAAATTTGTGATGAATGTGGTGAAGACCTTGAAGACTGTACTTGTGGTGACGGCGGCGATGATGACGGCAGTACACAGGAAGATGAATGCCCTTTTGATCATAAGTTCCCTAACAAATGCGATAAAACAGATGATTGTGATGAATGCCCTAACTGGGATTATTGCAGGGGAAAGAAAGATGAACTGATTGCCAGTAGAAAAAAATAACATTTAGCCGGGTACGGGTTTAACAGCCCGTACTTATAAAGGAGTACATATGCCTAAATTTATTACAGTGTCTGAAGCCGCTGAAATTGCAAAAGAAGCCGGGATTGAAATGTCGCGCCCTACTATTATTAAACATGTGGAAAGCGGAAAATTGGGTAAACAGTTAAGGAAATTCAGTACCCACTTGATTAATGAAAAAAAGTGGAGGGCTTTTATTAATGGCGCGGACCATAAATAATAATATTAAAAACGTAGCAAAGCAAGTATCCAGTAAAAAACGTACTAAAATTGATACTAAATATGAACTGGTATCATCTTCATCTACTTTGATGAATTTGGCTTGTTCTGATACCGCCACAGGTGCATTCCGTACAGGGCGTTTAGTTAATATTATAGGCGACAGTTCCAGCGGAAAAACATTGGTTTGTTTGGGTGTGCTGGCTGAGGCGTGTCTTAACCCTATATTTAAAAAGTACAGGCTTGTATTCGATGATGTTGAAAATGCACAGAGTTTTGATCTTGGTTATTTATTTGGAAGTGAATTAGCTAACCGGGCAGAACCGCCCCGGCTTGATAAAAACGGAATGCCGCAGCCTTCAGAAACAGTAGAAGATTTTCACCATAATGTACTGAATTTAATTGATGACGGAAGGCCTTTTATATATATTGCTGATTCTTTTGATGCTATGGACGCGGATCAGGACAGGGAAAAAGTAGAAGAACAACGGGAAGCAAAAGAACGCGGCGTAAAAGCGAAAGGCTCATACGGTATGGCGAAGCCGAAAAAGGCTTCTGAATTGTTTAGAAATATTTGTAGCCCCTTGCATAAATCTGAAGCGATAGTAATAGTAATAAGTCAGGTACGGGCTGATATTGACCCCCGAACCTTTACTACTAAAAACCGTTCCGGAGGTAAGGCTTTAAAATTTTACGCCACTCACGAAATATGGATGGCTATGGCTGGTAAAATAAAATCAAAAGACCGTGTCATTGGAAACAGGGTACGTATTAAAATTAGTAAAAACAAATTAACCGGCAGGGAACGCGAAGTCGAATTTACTATTTATTATGATTACGGTGTTGATGATATTCGTTCTTGTATTGAATTTTTAGTAAAAGAAAAAGTATGGAAGAAAAAGGGTAATACTGTTGATGCCACCGGGCTAAATATAAAAGGCACTGTTGCAACATTAATTAAAAAAATTGAAACTGGTAACTTAGAAAAGAAATTAGTACAAATTACTGAAAAAGCATGGCATGGAATTGAAGATTCTTTAAAACTTAACAGGAAAAAAAGGTATAAATAAATGCGTACTAAACAGCCACAAAAACAAAAAAGACCAAGTCCCGATACTATGTGTTATATTGGTATTGATTTTTCTATTAATTCACCGGGTGTATCTATTTCTTTTGCTGATGTTGTTATTACTCATGTATTCAATTTTGAATCTTTAATTGTATTAAAACCTGTGGAACGGTGGGATACTTTGACAGACCAGATAGTATCTTATATTTTAAGACATGGCGGCATTTTTAAAAGTACAATTTTTATTGAAGATTATGCTATGGGTGGGAAAGGCAGGACAAATGATATTGCGGAATGCTGTGGGTTACTAAAATTCAAGCTGTACAAAGTGGGTTTATCGTTAGATCAATTAAAGTTTGTATCCATAGCACACCTGAAACAATTTGTGGCGGGTATTGGTAATGCTAAAAAGGAATTGATGTTGAAAGAAGTGTTTAAAAAGTGGGGCTATGATACCAATGATAATAATGCCGCTGATGCTTATGCTATTATGAAAGTATGCAGGGCTTTTCATAATGTTGAAAAGGTAACAGCAGACCAGAAAAAAATAATGGCTAAAATAATAACGTACAATACACCAAAAAAGAAAAAGAAAAAGTAAATGCGTACTAAGTTTCCTGTAAATAGGTGGATTTCAACTGCCGTTAAATTACCACCCAACAAGAATATTAAAATACTTGTATGGAGCCGGTGGTCATTTGAACCTTTTTGTGTACATGCGAAACACCACCATCAAGAATTGAAAAAAGCAATACAGGAACAGAAAAAACAGGGGTGGAAAAATCACCGGTATTTCATAACACATTGGCAGTATATAGAACGCCCGTTAAGTACAATGGGTTTAGACTAAAGGAGTACAGTACATGCAAAAAAAGAATTGTGTAAAATGTGATCATGGTAAATCATTAAATCACCCTAATGTAGATACCCGGGTATGTATGCACCCGGATGTGAATAATGCCCCATGCCCCTTACAGGAGGCTTCTATGGCGAAAGCATTTGCGGCTGTACTTTTAAAGTTAGTATATGAACGGCGGCATATGTTACCGGAAAATGCTTGTATTTTTTGTGGTGCTATTATTATTAATGATATAGACGGTATTATTGATAAATGGCATGAAGGTGATTCTGATTTGTCTTTACATGAATTTATAGGGATTACGTATAACCAGTACAAAGAATATGTAAAAAACCCTTCAAATGAATTACATAAAAAAGATTGCCCTGTACCAGCAATAAAAGATTATTATGATGCTTGAAAAAATAGTAATAAAAAATATATTAGGGCATAAGAATACAACTATTGATCTTGTACCGGGCGTAAATGTTTTTACCGGTATTTCTGAAGCTGGTAAATCTTCAGTATTAGATGCTGTGTATTGGGTTCTATATAACAGGCCTTCCGCTGATGGTTTACGTTCCCATTGGGATAATGATTCTTCATCTGTTGAATTGCATTTTACTGACGGGGTAGTTACCCGGTACAAATCCAAAACGGAAAACATATACATCTTAAATGATGAAAAAATGTTAGCCGGACGTAATGTACCAGAACCGGTTCAGGAATTTTTAAATTGTTCTGATATTAATTTTCAAGGACAATTTACTCCGGCGTTTATGCTGGACTGGACTCCACCGGAGCGGGGTGCTTTTTTAAACAAGATAACAAACTTGCAAATAATTGATAGTACAATAAGTAATATTAAAAAAACTATTCGTACTGAAAACAGCCTAATCAGTTCTTATGAATTACAGTTAACCGAATACAAGGCACAGGTAAAAGAATACAGGGGGTTAGATGAATTTGAAGAGGCTGTATTAGCATTAGAAGAAAAACAGGCTGAAATTAAGCGGTACAAGGCTAAAAATGAAAACTTAAATGAATTATTTGAACGGATTACAGAACTTGATGATGCTATTGAACAAAACAATAGTAAACTAAAGCTAAAAAACCAAATACAGGAAATGAATGATACTTTTAAAAACCTGTTAATATATCAAGAAAAGCGGGCTGTACTGCTTCAATTAAGAGGTGGTATTGGACAATGTAATAACGGTATTGAAAAACAGAAAAAGATTGTTAAAGATAGTACAGCAGAATTTAAAAAGCTAATGCCTAAAACCTGCCCGTTATGTAATAAATAAGGGGGTAATATGTTTGAACCAGATGATTATAAAATGATGCAATTTATTCTTACTTCGAATTGTAACAGTTGTTTTAATAAATATAATAACTGCCCGGTCGGTATCGAATGCCCTGTTTTGGATTTATTAAGTAAGCTTAATACAATGACTGAGGCTGATCTAAAATTAAAATGTACTGAATCTTTTAAAGGTAGTAATAATGAAACTTAATTGTAAACCAACAAATGAACCAACCTGTAAAGGCGTGTTTTTTAAATTATATACCAGTGCTTATTTATCTACTTACAACAGTATTGAAGTTAAAAAATCATTACGTGTGCTGAAAAGGAAATCATGTAAAGGCTGTAGTGAATGTGAATGGATTTGGGAAACTTTAAAAGATGATATTAATGAAACAGAACACCATGATTATATAGGAAATTTAGTATCCGGCTGTGTGTACACTTTACGACCGAATTTTACATGGGATTATGAATATGGGCATGATTTTGAAGGATTTGATTTTATAAGGGTAAAAGAAAATGAATAAACCTGATGCAATATTGACAGCCGATTGGCATTTAAGATCAGACAACCCTATTTGCCGTACAGATGATTTTATTAAAGCGCAATTTAAAAAAGTACGGTTTATAAAAAGGCTACAAAACGAACATAATTGTCCTGTGTTATGTGCCGGGGATATTTTTAATCACTGGAAACCGTCCCCGAGGCTTTTATCAAAAACGATGAAATACATGCCGGGTAATATGGTGTGTATTGCTGGTAATCATGATCTCCCGGCGCATTCACTTGAACGGATTGATGAATCGGGTTTTAACGTACTGGATGAAGCGGATTATATAAATTACGAACCTGCCGCTTTAGAATTTAATTTCAGTTTACATGTTCATCATTTTGGCACTGAGTACATTAAGCCCGGGGAAAAATGGCCGGGAATGCGACGGGTGGCTTTAATACATGAGTATGTTTACAAAGGACGCAAACCGTTCCCCGGACAGCTTACGGGCGTTACTGCCTTAATGAAAAAATTAAAAGGGTACGATTTAATAGTAGTAGGTGACAATCATGTACCATTTGTACACCGGGCTGAAAATCAATTAGTAGTAAATTCCGGATCATTAACCCGGCAAACTGCTGACCAGATCAAACACCGCCCCCGGGTTTATTTATGGTATGCAAAAACAAATA